AAAAGGCAGAGGCCGCAGTCCGTGAAAGCGCAATGCAGGAGCTTGCGAGCCTTGAACAGGCCGCAGAAGCCCACGCCGCACAGCTAAAGGCTGAGGCCGAGCGTGACGCCCTGCAAGCCGATAACGATAGGCTGCGGGCAGCGCTTGAGTCTGGGCTGAATTTTTTTCAATGGTACACGGCACCCACACCCTGACCAGCGGGCAAAGCTGGCGGATCATGCGGATAGTGCCGGGCCGTTCACCCAAAACCCCGCAAGCCGCGCAGACCCTTATCCTTGTAGGGCGAGGCGCGGCACACAACAACAAACGAGGGCAGCAGCAATGACAACCGCAAACGAAAGACGCCTAACCGACCGCATCAAGTTTCTGGAAACCATCAACGACACGCAGACGGCCACAATCGAGCGCCTGCAACGCGAAACGGCAGACCAGCAACGGCATATCGAGATTTTGAAAGGCGGCAAGTGATGACCAGCAAGGCACAACGCAGGAGCCGCAAGCGCAGCCGCAGCATAAGCCTGCCGGGTGGTGAGATAGCAACCGCCCCGCCGATGCAAGGCAGCCGTGAGCCGCAGGAAGATCCGCGCAAGGTGGTAATCGATGCACGGGCGCGGGTGTTCGGTATCAAGCCCGACGAAGCGGCAACGAGAGGCACACAGGCCGATTGTTGCATTGCCAGCGCAACGGGTGACAGGGTGGCGATGCAAGAGGCATGGCAGGGGATATGCACATCGCGCCGCAACAGCCGATTGCGCAACGGTATTCCAGACGGGCCGAAGTGTTCGACCTTCACCATGATTTCAGACGCAATGCAAACCGACACAAGCCTAACCGTTGATCTGCGCACGGGGGAAGAACGGGACGCCGCCGCCAAACATGCCCGCCAGATGTGGGACGCCCGCATCAATGCGCTACCGGCACCGCAGATGATCCGCGCAATCAAGGAGGCGCTAGACGGCGGCATTAACGGGCAAGGCGCGGAACTATGGGCAGACGGGAAGCCCACAACGCGCGGGGCGGTGTTTGTCGCAGCGTTGCGAGCCTTGACAAACTGACAACTTACTGCCACAGTAATCACAATCGAAGAAGCCCGCACCTTAACTGGTCGCGGGCTTTTTGCATTCCCAATATGAGGCCAGCACCCGGCAACGGACTGGATCGGGCATATGGTTGAATCCACTAAACAAGTGAAATCTAGTGCGCCAAAGCCGCCAGCAGCAGGCATGGGCAGGCGCAAGGGCTCATTGAACAAAACCACAGCAATCATCAAAGACGCAATCTTGCAAGCGGCGGAGAACGCAGGCGGCAAGGGCGGGATGGTCGGATACCTGACATTGCAGGCAATCGAAAACCCCGGCCCGTTTATGTCATTGCTTGGTAAGGTTTTGCCCACGCAGATAGCAGGCGATCCAGACGCGCCGCTCGTCCACAAAATCGTGACTGAAATTGTCCATTCTAAGAACTAGAACGGCGGCGGCGTTTGCCCCGCTATTAGCACCAGCACGCTATAAAGGCGCATATGGCGGGCGCGGGTCGGGGAAGTCACAATTCTTTGCGGAGGAGGTGATCAAGTCTCATCTTGCGCAGCCGGGGCGGCGAACGGTCTGTATTCGTGAGGTGCAAAAGACCCTCAAGCAGTCTGCAAAACGATTGCTTGAGGATAAGATTGAGGAATATGACCTTTGGAAACAAGGGTTTCGCGCGACCAACGACTTTATTGAGACACCCGGCAACGGCACCATAATCTTTCAGGGGATGCAGGACCACAGCGCGGAGAGCATCAAATCGCTGGAAGGTTTTTCTTGCGCTTGGATCGAGGAAGCCCAAACGCTTTCTGCTTTATCGCTGCAACTTCTACGCCCGACAATCCGCGCGGAAAACTCCGAGCTATGGTTTAGCTGGAACCCCCGGCGGGCAGAAGACCCCGTTGACCAGCTATTGCGCGGGCCAACACCACCTGAGGGCGCGATAGTCGTCCAGGCCAACTGGAATGATAACCCTTGGTTTCCAGACGTGCTGGAGCAAGAGCGCCGAGGCGATCAACAGAACGACCCGGAGCAATACGACCACGTCTGGGAAGGCGGTTACATCCGCGTTGTCAAAGGCGCGTATTTTGCCGAGGCGCTAGAGAGAGCCGCAACAGACGGGCGCATCACGACAATCCCCGCCGATCCGATCATGCGCAAATACGCATATTGGGACATCGGCGGAACCAGCCGCACATCGGACGCAACGGCAATCTGGGTTGTGCAATTCGTTGGCGACCTTATCAACGTGTTGGATTATTATGAGGCGGTAGGGCAACCAATGGCCGAGCATATCGGCTGGCTGCACCGCCAAGGCTATTCTGAGGCGGTTATGATGTTGCCGCACGATGGACACAAACACGACATTGTAAACCGCGTTACGCCACGCAGCGCGCTAGAGTCAGCAGGGTTCAAAGCCGAGGTTATGCCTAACGCCGGATCAGGGGCAGCAATGCACAGGGTTGAGGCCGTGCGCCGGGTATTCCCGCGCGTTAGGTTCAACGCAGAAACAACCAAGCCGGGCCGTGAGGCTTTGGGCTGGTATCACGCAAAGATTGACCGCCACCGCAACGCCAACCTTGGACCGGATCACGATTGGTCCAGCCATGCGGCGGATGCCTTCGGCGGTATGGCCGTCGACGTTCTGGAAAACCCTAAAACGGTTGTCTGGAAAGCGCCGCCACGCCGGAACATGCAAGGGATAGCCTGATGGGATTAGCGACTTATTCAGAGTTGAAAAGCGCGGTTGCCAAATGGCTAGACCACGACGACCTGCCCGATATTGGCGACTTTATCACGCTGGCCGAGGCGCAGATCAACCGCGACGTGCGACACCGCAAAAGCGTTACATCGGCGGAATTGGATATATCCACGCGCTTTGTGGACTTGCCCGCCGATCATCTGGCAACCATCCGACTTGATTGCAACGGCAACAGGCTGACGCTTGCCAGCGTTGAGGAAATGGCATCACGCAGATACACGGGCATCGGCGCAGGCCAGCCGTGCCTCTATGCACCGCTTGGAACGCAGATTGAACTCTGGCCGGACCCTGACGGGGCTTATACCGGAACGATGCAATACACCGCCACATTGCCCGCGCTGTCTGATGTAGCGCCGAGCAACTGGCTTTTGACCACCGCGCCCGATGTTTACCTTTACGGTACGTTGCTGCAATCCGCGCCCTTCTTGATGGAGGACGCACGAGGCACAACCTGGGCCGGGCTATATGCGGCTGCGGTCACAAACCTAAACAAGACTGACGAGATTGGCCGCTATGGCGGGGCGACAGTAATTAGACCGAGGGCGCGCTAATGGCCGATACAACGACAGCAACCTATAGCTTTGTTAAGCCCGAATTGAACGGGTCGGACGAGACTTGGGACGAAAAGCTGAACGATAACTTTGACCTGATCGATGCCGCTATCAAAGCCGCTACCGGCTGGGTTGAGAAAATCACAATCAGCGTTGCCGCGGCAAACGTTGACATCACATTACCGGCTGATGATTGCAACTATGTCATCATTGCGCGCGGCTTGACATGCAGCATCGGCGGCACGTCTACGGACACGCTGGCCCTGCGCACATCGGCGGACGGTGTGACCTATGACGATGCAGCCGCAACATATAGCACGGGCGGCGTTGACGGGACCAGCTACACACTAGGGCTAGTATCTACGACATATCCAACCACGCTGAAGCTTGAGGTTGCCGGGGCCAACAGCACCGCATTCACCACATTCAGCAGCGTAAACTATAACCGCTTTGGCGGCGGGTATCGCAAAGCAAATGCAACAACCCGCTATTTGCGCCTATTTTGCACGGCGGCGTCCAATATCACGGGCGGCGAAATCCTGATTTACAAGCAGACCGAGGCGGGCGCTTAAGATGCTGATGCCGATTGAACTGCCCCCAGGTCAATACCGCAACGGTACGGACCTGCAAAGCACCGGGCGGTGGCGCGATGCCAGCTTAGTGCGTTGGCATGAGGGGTCGTTACGCCCGGTCGGCGGCTGGGAAGCGTTCAAGGAGACGGAAACGGCGGGCGTTATCCGGTCCATCCACGCATGGCGGGCCAACAACGGGCACCGCTTTGTTGCGCTTGGTGGGCCAGCGTCTTTGCAGGTTTACAACCGCGAGCGGCAGTTGATTGACATCACACCGGCAGACCTTGCCGGAGGGCAGGCTATCGGGCGGCAGGCGGTCGGCTACGGGGTCGGCGCTTATGGCCGGGGCGCATATGGCAGCGATTACACAAACAGCAGCGTAGGGCTGGACGCAACGATTTGGAGCATAGACAACTGGGGTCAAGACCTGGTGGCATGTTCAGGCGCTGACGGGCGGATATTCTACTGGGCGCGGGATGAGACAGCAACGGCGCAGGTAGTAGCAGGCGCACCAACGGGCAACGCGGGGATCGTCGTTTCGGACAACCGCTTTCTGTTTGCGCTTGGGGCCAATGGCGACCCGCGCAACGTGGCGTGGTGCGACCGCGAGGACTACACGGTCTGGGCCCCAACGGCGACAAACGAAGCGGGCGACTACACGCTAAACACATCGGGCAACATCATCACGGCGGTCAGCGTTCAGGGCGAGGTGCTGATATTCACGGACAACGATGCCCACGTTGCGCGTTATGTTGGGCCGCAGTTGGTTCACTCATTCGAGCGGGCAGGAACGTCTTGCGGCATCATCGGCAAAAACGCCGTTGAGGTTGTGGATGGAACGGCGTTCTGGATGGGGGGTGGCGGGTTCTTTGCATATCAAGGCGGCGTGGTGCAGCGTATTCAGTGCGATGTATCAGATTATGTATTTGGAGAGTTTGGGCCGTTCACAGGGTCACACGTCCACGCAATGCGCGTTTCGGAGTTTTCGGAAATCTGGTGGTTTTACACCAGCAACTTGGACACCGAAAACGATAGATACGTTGTGTTCAACTACGACAAGGCCACATGGGCCACCGGGGCGTTATCGCGCACGGCTGGACTTGACCGGGGCGTGCATCCTTACCCGTTGGCGGTGGGGTCTGATTTGGTGCTGTATGAGCATGAAAAAGGCTTTGTGCCGTTTGGCTTCCCTGTCTATGCCGAGAGCGGGCCTTTTATGATCGGGACCGGCGACAACACATTCACGGCAACCAAGCTATACCCGGACGAGCGCACGGCGGGCGAGGTCACGGCGACATTCAAGACGCGGCGCTACCCCAACGGGCCAGAGAGTACGCACGGGCCTTATATGCTGCATTCCCCGACCAGCGTGCGCTTCACAGGCAGACAAGGACGGATGCGCGTTGACGGGGTGTTTAGTAAGGACTTTCGCGTTGGCATCCCGCGCCTTGACGTGCAGCCGAGGGGCAAACGATGAAACTGCCAAGGGGTGACGCGGCACAGAATGAGCGCAACCGGCAAATCGAAAAGGCCGACGGCGAGAACATCAAGCGCGACCGTGAGAATTTTGTATCTGGTACGATCAGGTTGCAAAGCCCGGATGGTACTTGGTGGACGCTAACGGTGGACAATGGCGGCAATGTTGCGGCTGTCTGACCTGGTAGCCAAGGCCATTGCGCGTGACGGCGAATATACCGCCGAGGAATTGCTCGCAGAGTGCGCGGCGGGGCGGATGCAGCTTTGGCCGGGTAAAGATGCCCTAGCCATAACGCAGATCAAGACGCGGGCAGGCCGCAAGGTTTTGCACGTTGGAATAATTGCCGGATGCGGCGAAGAACTAGAACAAATGGAACACGCGGTGGCAGCTTGGGGGAAAACCCAAGGTTGCGAGGCAATGACGCAGACAGGCCGGATTGGCTGGCGCAAGGTTCTGAAACATCGCGGCTGGCACGAAACAGCCGTGACAATGGAAAGAGCGATAACATGAGCCTATTCGGTGAAAAGAAAAGCGAACAAACGATTCCCGCTTATATTGAGGATGCGCAAAAGGCGGCGCTTTCCTTGGCGCAGAACCGCAACGCATTGGGCTATATCCCAAAGTATGGGCCGGAGATTGCCGCCTTCACGGGTCAGCAAATGGCCGCGATGAATGGCGCGAATCAAATGGCGGGCAGCTTGGGATTGCAAACCGCACCAATGAATATCCCCACGGCTAAAAACTACGGGAACGGCATCACGGGGTATTCATCTCAAGACCTGTATCAAAGCAACATGGAAGAACTGAAGGCGGCAAACCCTGAATTATACGCCGCGATTGCCGCGCTTGTCGGCAAGGGGTCAGGGCAAACGGGCGGAATGCCGGGCGTTGACGCAAACGGCAACCCGATCCAGGGCGGAAACGTCCACGAAAACCCTTTTGGCGGGGGCACGCAGAGCAGCGGCAATCCGAGCAATAGCGGGGGCCTTAATAGCTCGCTAAATGGCGCTTTCGGCGGCGAATATGGCAGTATGCGTGACCGCTTCGACGGCGGCGGGCCGGGCAAATCAAGCGGGAGCCTCGGCGGGCGAATTGGCGGCGGTTTGGGGGGGTTGTTTG